AGCGCGCCCGGGCTGACCCGCGCCGCCCATGAGGACCTCAGGCGCTGGAAGAAGGTGGCGCTCAAGGACGTCGCCGCCGGCCGGGCCCGCCGCGCCTTCCAGACGACGGCCATCCACTCAGCCCTCCGCGCCGCCCTCGGCGAGTGGCTGGAGCACGCCGCCGGCGCCGAGGACGTGCAGTGGGGCTTCCGGACGCTCACCCGGGTGCGCACGCCTCTCCTGGTGGCCCGGAGGCGCATCCGGCTGGAGCGAGGCCTCCGCGCGGTCGCCCTGGCGCACTTAAAGGACCGGGCCCCGGAGATCGCCGCCCTGGCGCTGCGCTACTACGAGGAGCCCTCGCAGGAGCGCGCCGCCGGCGAGGAGGGCAAGGGCCAGCCTCCGGACGCCGAGATCGACGATGCGATGCAGTGGGAGGTCCTCGCCGGCGACCTCGAGCCCCGCCTGGCTCAGTCCTTCGCCGAAGGGGGCGAGCTGGCCGGCCAGAAGCTGGCCGACGAGGGGATCGCCTTCGGCCTGGACGAGGCGGCCACGGCCTACGCCGAGGAGCGCGCGGCCGAGATGGTCGGAATGCGCCGCCTCGAGGACGGGAGCCTGGTCAAGAACCCCAACGCGGAGTGGGTGATCACGAAGAAGGTGCGCGAGCGCATCCACGAGACCGTCGCGCAAGCGGTCAAGGAAGGCTGGACCGGGAAGCAGCTCGCGGCCGAGCTCGAGGGCGGGTCCATCTGGGAGGCGCGTGCGGACATGATCGCCCGGACGGAAGTGGCGATGGCGGTGAACCAGGGCGCGGCCGAGACCTACCGCGCCGCCGGCGTCGAGACGGGCACGGTACTTGACGGGCCGGGCTGTTTGCCCGATGGTCATGATGACGACCAGGCGGGCGTGAACGGGGAGACCTGGACCTTGCAGAAGTTCATGGAGCATCCGGTGGGCCACCCGCATTGCAGACGCGATTTCGCGCCGAATGTGACGGCGGCTGAGGAGGCGGCGTAATGGACATCACCCTGGACAATCTAGATCACGTCTTCCGCTACAGGAAGCCGAAGGCCGATCAACCGCCCCGCTACGAGGCGATCGCACAGGAATGCGTGAAGCTCGCCGAGATCATCCTGGCGAGCTGTCCGCCGAGCCGGGAGCGATCCCTGGCGCTGACGCACCTGCAGGAGACGAGGATGTGGGCGAACGCATCGATCGCCCTGAACGAGACGAGCTGAAGGAAGAGTGGTCCCGCCGCGGCGCCGGCCAGCGCAGCGGCTCTCAACCGAGAACAAAAGATCGAAGGGCCTGTCGGGGCCGACACCTCGACAGGCCCTTTTTCTTTTGGGGTCACGGAGAGACGACGATGTTGAAGAAGACAGCCCTCGCAGCGGCGGACTTCAAGCCGACGCCCCGCCACCTGTTCATCCCGATCACCCGCATCGACGAAGAGAAGCGCGAGGTCTGGGGCTACGCCACGACCGAGCAGGTGGACAGCTTCGGCACCGTCTTCCCCTTCGAAGCGAGCAAGCGGGCCTACGCCGAGTGGAACGAGAACTTCGAAGAGCGGACGGACGGCGAGAGCAAGGGGAACCTGCGTGCCATGCACCACAAGATCGCCGCCGGCAAGGTCATCGCCTGCGAGCCGGACGACGAGAAGCGCGGCATCTACGTCGGCGCCCACGTCGTCGACGAGAACGAGTGGACGAAGGTCAAGGAGCGCGTCTACACCGGCTTCTCCCACGGCGTCCTGCAGACGGCGCCGTCGATCATGGAACGCCGGAACGGGAAGCTCGTCGAGATCATCCCGGCGTTCGAAGTGCAGGAGCTGTCGCTCGCCGACAACCCCTCGAATCCTGGAGCGGTCATGACGCTCTTCCGGCGCGCGGCGGATCCGGAACCTCCGGCGCCCGATGCCGCCCCGGAACAGCCCCCGGCGCCGTCGCCCGCAGCGCCCGTGCCGGCCCCAGCGGCGCCCGCCCTCGCTCCGGTGGCCCCGGTCACACCTGTGACACCCGTGACACCCGTCACGCCGATCGCCCGCGTGGCCGTCGCCCTGAAGTTCGACGCGCAGAAGTTCATGCCCGAGGCCGCCGCGAACTGGGCCCGTGCGCACGACTTCCTGGTCCGCGCCGTGCCCGAGCTGCCCCCGAACGCCAGCCACATCGCGATCGAGCAGCGGAACGCCAAGGATTACGGCGAGCTGCAGGCCGTGGCCCTCGCGGACGGCGTCGAGCTCGTCAGCGGCCAGCTCAAGACGGAGTCCGCCGCGGCCCGGATGGGTGAGCTGCTGCGCCTGGTCGAGCCCGAGATCCTCCGGGCGATGCATTCGGAGGAATACACCATCCTCCCGAGCCTCACCGCCCTCGCCGCCCTCTGCCAGGCGATCGCCAGCGTCATGTACTCGTACCCCTCCAGCGAGGTCCCGGAATCCGCGAAGGGCGACGTCGCCGCGCTGACGACGGCGGCCGAGCAGATCCTCGATTTCATCGGATCCCGCCTCGGCGAGCAGCTCTCCTCCCTGACCTCGAACGCCGAGCGCCTGGCGCAGAGCGAGCTGGAGCGCTTCACCCAGCTCCCCCAGGTCCTGAGCCGCGGCCAGCTCGAGCGCCTCATGGCCGACGAGGGGACGAAGGCGCACGTCGCGACCATGCACGACCTCGGCCACGCCCTCTGCGAGGCCACCATGAAGATGGGCGGCGCCTGCAGCGCTGGTGCCTGCAGCCCCGGCGAGACCGAGGAAGAGCGGATCGCCCGGGTGACGCCGGCGCCGATCCCCCGCGCGGGCTTCCCGAGCCCCCAGGAGGTCGGCCTCCGGCACACGGCGGGCGGCAAGACGGCCCCCGCCGCGCGTCGCGTGCACACGTCTGCGGTCCGCCCGGCCGCCCCTGCGGCGGCTCCGGCCGCGGCCGCTGATCCAGTCGAACGTGTTTCCAGTCCCACCGGCAACGACCAGGTCCTCCAGGCACTCACAGAGCTCACGGAGCAGGTGAAGGGCGTCAAGACCCAGATCACCTCCGTCGAGGAGCGAGTGCAACAGGTCGCGTCGATGCCCGCCCCGATCGGACGCCCGCCGGCGGCCCCGGTCGAGAAGTCCCTGTACGGCACCGCCCCCACGGCAGACCGCGTCGCTCTCAGCGCGGAGCTGCAGCGGATGGCGGAGACGATGACCGACCCGGCCCTAAAGGTCGCGCTGGTGCTGCAAGCCGCAGCCCTGCAGGCCCCGGGGGCCGCGCCCGCCGGACAGGGTGCCAAGACCTGACGTCGGGCTGGAGAGACCTAGAGGAAGTCGACCGCCGCCGGCCCTCATGAAGCCGGAGGCTCCGAAGAGAAAAAGCACGGGGGTGGTGGCCCCACCACGGCCGTCCGCCCCCGTGTTTTTTCGCGCGTGGAGCGGCAGCCACGAGGCCCCGCTCCATGAACGTCCAGCAGATCACCCAGGAAACCATCACCCGCTCGATGCAGGCGGCCCGGGAGGCTCTCGCCGACCCGAAGCTGACCCGCGCGATCAGCGTCGGCAGCGGCCTGGTCGGGTACAACCTCCAGGCCCCGGCCAAGCAGCTCGTCCCGCTGCTCTCGCCCTTCTACAACTCCATCCCCCGGAAGACCAAGCCCGGGGCGAACTCCGACAACTGGAAGGCGATCACGGCGATCAGCTCCCCCCGCCTGTTCACGGGCGAGCGGAAGTCGGGCGCCAAGATCACCCACACCGTCGCCGACAAGAGCGCGGGCTTCAAGGTCCAGGCTCTGCTCGGTGACGTCTCCCTCGAGGCGGTGCAGGCCTCGGAGGGTTTCGACCCCGCGCTCCAGAAGGAGACGGCGAACGTCCTGCTGAAGGCGCTCCAGCTCTCCAGCCAGGCGTACATGTTCGGCGTCCTGACCGACCTCGGCGTCCCGGCCGCCCCGACTGTCACCGAGGTCGAAGGCATCGCCGGCGCCACCATCGGCGCGTCGGCGCATTTCGTCCGGATCGTCGGCCTCAACGGCATGGCGGCGAACCGCGTGACGCTCGACGTCCCGGCGGATTACGACGGCACGCACGCCCTGCTCAACGGTCGCGCCGTGGCCGCCGTCAACCCTCTCCGTGACGACGCCGGATCCCCGATCACCACGGGCTCCGGCCTGAGCTCCATCTCGGCCGAAGGCACGGTCACCACGACCGGCACCCTCAACGCCCTGAAGATCACCTGGACGCCCATCCCCGGGATGATCGCCTACGCCGTCTTCGTCGGAGTCACGACGGGCGCGGCGAACCTCAAGTGCGAGGCCATCGTCACCCAGGCCTCCGTCACGCTCAAGACCCTCGCCGCCACCGGCCTCGCCGGCAACGCCGCCGAGATCCCGGCCGCCGACGAGACGGGCGATGCCGAGGCCTTCGACGGCATCGTCGCGCAGCTCGTCGCCGTCGGCTCCGGCGCCTACCTGAAGAACATCGGGGGGAAGCTCACCGGCTCCAACAGCGAGATCACCGAGATCCAGGACGCTCTCGCGACCATCTATCAGACCGGGAAGCTCGGAAAGTTCCGCATCGTGGTCTCCGGCGTCGACGAGCGCACCCTGACCCGCCTGGGGGTGAGCTCGCAGTCGATGCAGATCTTCGCGACGCCCGGCATCGACGGCCGGATCGCGATGGCGGTCGGTGCGCACGTCACCGACATCGTCAACGCCACGACCGGCGATCGCTGCCCGGTCGAGGTCGATCCCTGGCTCCCGGCCGGCACCATCGTGATCCTGCCGACCGAGATCCCCTACCCCAGCTCCAACCTGTCGAACCCCTTCGAGTGGGTGGGTTCCTACGACTGGATGCGCTGGGACTACGGCTCCACGCCGTCCAGCGGTCCCGTCTACCTGTTCGAGACGCGCTGTAACGGCGTGCTCGAGGCGCTGTTCACCGGGGGCTGCGGCCTCCTCTACAACATCTTCAAGGGCTGATCGCCCCTGAAGCGACGTGCTGCGGGCGGGGGCCGGTACGAGGGGCCCCCGCCCCTCACCACGGGAGAGGACGAAGGGCACATGGCCAAGAAGAACGGGCAGGGCGAATCGGAGAGCAAGGCATCGACGGTCCGGATGCGCGCTCCGAAGGGCACCGCGGCCGTCGGCGTGCCGATGGGCAATGCGGTGATCGAGGTCCGGGTCCCGAAGAGCGGAGTGGTCGACGTCGATCCCTCCCTGACCGGCAAGCTCGTCGAAGCCGGCTTCGAGATCGTCAACAAGAAGGACGACGAGGACTGACGAGACGTGGCGGACCTGGTGACCCTGGACGAAGTCAAGAAGTACCTGCGGATCGGAAAGACCTCCGAGCACGATGCGGAGCTGCCCGCTCTCATCGCCGCCGTCTCGGAGGACATCCGCACGTACACCGGCTTCGACTGGGACCAGAGGACGCAGACCGAGCTGCGGAACGGCAACGGCCAGGCCTCCCTGACGGCGCTGAAGGCGGGGCGGCCTGGCCCGCCGATCACCTCGGTCACCTCGGTCAAGGAGAACGGCGTCGCGCTGACCGTGGCGACGTCGTACTCCACGACGGCCGACGTGATCGTGGACCTGGCGCGCGGCATCTTCACGCGGCGGCCGGGGTCGACGCCGCCCGGGATCTCGGGGAACTGGCCGGCGCTGGGGCGCTGGAGCGAGGGCGTGCTCAACGTCGAGCTCGTCTACGTGGCCGGCGACCCCGTCGCCTCCATCCCGGCCGACATCAAGCTCCCGGCGAAGGAGGCCGTGGCGATCTTCTTCGTGCGCACGGACCGGAAGTGGCAGGGCATCGCCTCGCGGCAGAGCGGCCAGGGGAGCGCCAGCATCATCGAGGAGCTGCCCGAGCTGTACCGCGGGATGTTGGAGCGGCGTCGGCGCGTGC